CACACGCGCGCGCCACTCTGCTATTCCTTTACGAGATAGACGACTTAGAACAGTTGTGATTGAGGGAAGAGGGCCGACGGGTGTCTTATAGACCCTGCCGACCTCTGTAGTGACTGCCTCTAGTTCTTCTACATGAACTGGGTCATGAACAAACATTATAAGATTTTAAACTCCGTGTTACTAAATGTGAATGTCACATCTGATACATCTACTTGTTCACCACCAAAGTTATCAAGATTAAATGCCTCTTGACCAAGAAGGATTTCAGAGTCTGGCATAATAGGGTCGAAGAAATCAGGATAGTCTGCAATAATATCTGGTGATTCACCACCACCCATGATGATATCATCAAGTGGTTGACCACCTTCATATGGCGACATATCTCTTTCGTAGTATGGTGTATAACCACGAACATCGTGGATAGTTAGTTCAGGCTGTGGACCTTGCAGTTTAGGTAAAACCTTCTGCAATTCTTCTCCATGTAAACCAGAGAATGTTACCACAGCCTGAACTGCTTGTAAATACTCATTACGATCACTACAAACCATACCATATAATTCATTCAAATCGCGCTTCATTTTACCTCCTATACGATACCATTTCTTACCTTAGAAATGATATACTCTTTGACTAATTTACTTCTTACAATATCGTCTTCTTCAAACTCAACTGATGCGAACCCTCTCATCTTACTAAGAATTTGCATGAATGTCAAGACTCCTTTTCGCTCTTCATCACGAATTAAATCACTTTGACGAAAATCACCACAGAAAATAATACGACTATTATCACCAAGGCGTGTGATGATACTATCTAGCTCGTGGAATGATAAGTTTTGACACTCATCAACAATAACTGTAGTATTATTTAGTGTAATACCACGAACGAATGAAGTAGTGATAAAGTCAATTAGACCTCTGCCTTTTAGAACCTCATAGGCATCACCACGACCAAATAACTCTGAGCAGATATTTGCATATGGTGCTTCATATACCTTTGATTTTTCTTTTTGATTACCTGGAAGATACCCCATATCTCTTGTTGGAACTACGGACCTAACTATTGTGACACTTCTTTGGTCACCGTATCCTTCTATAATATCGGAAAGTGCAAGGTAGAGAGAAATAAATGTTTTACCTGTACCTGCTAAACCATGAAGAAGTAGATTGTATCCATCATCAAAGTCTAAGAAAACCTTATCTTGGTTCTGAGTCTTAGCCTGGATATTTCTAATCTTCAAGGAACTATTTTTAGTTTGTTGTTGCTCTTTCCGAAGTTGTCTCCTTTGACGCTTTGTTAAGGTTTTACTATTAAATGAAGTTACGTTGTCGTTATTATATCCGAGTTGCAGGGACATTAGTTGTTCCTTTTTATGAGGGTTAATGATTAGTCACCCTTTGCAGCCCTTGTCTTCCTCCATTTTTCTACCGCTTGTCTAGTTTTAACCTCCTTTGTTGACATCTTGGAACCCATAGAGGCCGCAAGTTCGCTGCCAGGGTGTGCTTCCGCTGTCTTTTGTAGAACCTCACCCCAGCCGCTATCATTACGAATACTTCCAACGCCTGAAACAATATTCATGGCGCTGATAACTTGTTGAACTTTTGGATTATTTTCAAGATACTTATCCTTATCTGAGATAGACATAAAGTCATCCCATTCCATTCCTGTTTCTGTATTGAAAAAAGTATATTCAGGCATAAGTTCTCCTTTGCTTTATTTAGAAGAATTAGGAACTAACAGGAATACTAATATTTCAGGCCAACGAAATATACAGAAAGATGTGCTGTCCAAAATAGCATATAATGTCATATCTTTATATTTTTCTTTATTTGTATTGATTAGGTAGAGTAACAAGAAACAGTGTATCAGAGCAGCAAATGACCCGATACCAATATATAGTATAAATGTTCCCATTAGGAGTTCAAACATTCTTTAATTTATCCTCTAACTCTGCATATGTCATGCCAGAAACAACTCTATTACACATAAATTCCCAAATTGTTACACCACCATCAATTACAGGATAGCAGAATACAAAATCAATATCCCAGTTCTTATCAATAAACCAATTAAGATAGTTCATACGACGAGCTTGGTCTTGGAATGATGCGCGAGTATTAGGTCCATAGTTCTCGCTTCCATCATACATATTTGATGTTCCGATTTGTTCATTAGCAATAATAAAATCAAAACCAATCATCACCAGTTGTTCATGACCGTGACGAATAGCTTCAGTCATAGCATTCATACCAGCATTTGACCTGGGTGTGCGTGTTCCTACAGGTGCATTATATAATTCAATAGGTTCATACTTTTCTTCTTCAGGTGGTTCTATAAATCTATCAAGAGGAAAATTTGAATTATTCTTAATCTCAGCGATCATCCCGTCATCAATAGCAACAAGCCAATCAGGATAAAAGTCTCGATATAGAGCATTACACCCGTAAGTCGAACCATGAGGTGTGAGAATATTGAGATCAAATTTTGCACGACTTCCCCCGTTACCGATAATAAATGCCGTCTTCTTAGTCAAATCTATCATCAATATTATCCCTATTTTCAATTAGGTCATCATTTTGAATCTGCTTTTTACGGCGACTCTCACGAAGTTTCTTAAACTTCTTTGCCTTACGATTGTTAAATTCTTCATTTGTCCAATCGTCATCATCCCATTTAGAAGAGGAATGCTTAAAGGTCTTTCCCATTTTACCAACCTTTTGTATCTTTTGGAAATGTATCACAAACGAGTTTTTTTGTCAACCCTTTGTACGGAGACTTCTTATCTTTCATCGCGATAAGAAGTTTAGCATCATCAGGGTCAAGTGATTCTAAGAACTCAATGAATAGAGTCTCACGTTTAATTGGTCGCATTTGTGGGTATTCACCCTTCATAAAAATCTTAACCCTTCGAAAGTCTGAATATAAAACATTTTGTAAGTCAGCTTCTTTGGGTTGTGGTTTATATGGTGGATCTCCCTCTGGTAAATCCCACAAAATAGATTCCTTAAAAACATACTTTAAGATTGTCATAACGTGTGGATTTGATTTAACTGTATCCACAAGTAGAGCACTCTTATCGATTTTTTTTCGTTTTTTTGCTACGGCATTTAAAAGTTCAGCGATACCGCTCTTCATCTTAAAACTCCTGTATTTCAGACATTAAATTTTTCAGTTTGTTCTTAATAAAATAATTCAATAGTAATGAACGGTCTTTTCGTTCATAGTTTTGATATTGATCCAAGATACTATCTCGTACTTCTGTTGGAACCCTCGCAAGGTCAATCATTTGGATATTACGAAGATAGTTTCGCTTGATCTCACCTTCAAATGGTGTGATACCACGTTTCATATCCTCAATCATAGCAGCAACCTTTTTCTTTGTCAAGGGCTTCTGCCGAAGACCATTTACAAATACATCATCTCTTGACATGATGTTGGGAATACCATCACCACTATCACCACGAATTACATGCTCGTATAGATAAACCATAGGGTCATCTACCTTAATCATCTTTTTTGTAATTGGAGAATATTGTGATACACTCTTATATCTCTGTAGTTGTGAGAAGTCTTTGTCACCAGACACAATCATAATTTTCTGACCATTATTACCATATCGTTCTACGATAGTGGCGATAATATCATCAGCTTCTGCCGACTCAGTTTGCAGCACAACATACGGAAAGTTATCTCGCAACTCATCCTTAATAGTATGTAGTGTATTGAAAATCATTTTCCAATCAAGTGGTGATGAATCACGTACTTTCTTTCTGTTTGCTTTATAATAAGGAAAGATTTGCTTACGCCAATAATTCTTATCATCACAACAAAGAATAACCTCTCCATAATCATTGAAGCGACTTTTAAAGTTACGGATAGAGTTCAACACCATGTGCCGTACTAAATCCTCACTAAAGTTTTTATTTCCACTCGCCAAGATGCCAGATAAGCACACTTGCGAAAAATCTATTAAGATCATTAGTCTTCCTCATCTTCAAAGATATTTTCATCGTCTTTCATTATGACAATATCACCAGAGTCTGTCAAGTCTTTTAATCTCTCTTTGTTCTTTTCTAAGATTTCATACATTGGATGCTCAACGTCTACAGAATTGTAAAGCATACTACGCATCAGCTCTCCAACAAAAACAAACTCTTGAAAGAAGTCTTTGTTCTCAATTGGAAACCCTTGGAAGAACAGTTTAGAAGCAGTATCTGTTAAGAAGGTGTCAATCAATTCATCTACTAGCATCATACGGTTAAGACTAATAGACTTGAACAACTCCTCCTCTGTGCGAGGAAGAGTTGGTTTGTTTGCGACACTCACTTTTGGAAACTTGATTACATTATCAGACATTGTTAAACCTTTAAGGATTATAATCTACGATGTATTTATAGATTGTCCCATTCATACATCTCTCTAGTATATTCACCGATATCTGGATAGATTACGCCGACTTCTCTTTTGACATTTCCATCCTTATCATAAGCCAAGGTCGTAACTTTGCGTCGAACTCTATGCTCCTGGTTTTCACCATAGAACAAGTCTAACCAGACACCAGTACGAAGATATCTCTCCATATTAGTCACATAGGTTTCTAGTTGACCAACACGAGCATTTGCTTTCTTATCAGTCTTAGCGTCCTTCTTAGCGGCAGCAAGTGCCTCCTTATTTGACTTCAACCACTTCTTAACCTTGGTTGGAGAAATGGGGTGATCTTCTTCAAGATTTCGAATGTCTTTATGCAGACTAAGATTCTTGGACTCACCTTTTGCTGCACGTGCTTTAGCAAGACGCTCTGCTGCTGCAGCACGTTGCTCTTTAGTCATAGGCTTACGACGCCTACGTGTTTTTACCACAGGAGATTTTGCCATGTCATTCCTCATAATTTTTCATCATAAGAAGATTATACTACATTTGATCCCATATGTCAACCCCCCTTTTTATAAATATAATAAAATAGGAGGGGTCAGAATGTCCATCAAACTCAAAACAGCACTCATACTATCCATTATAGCGATTGCCGTATTCTTGTCAAGTGTAGTCTCTGCACAGACTAACACAGTGACCTCGACTGTCACTGGTACTAACACTGTATCTGGTACGACTACTGTGGACAAGACTCCACCCACTGCATCTGCCCCTGGTGTTGTTATCAATAATAACGATGTTTGTAAGCAGGGTCTTAGTGGTGCTGTACAGACAGGATTAGTAGGTGTTGCAACTGGCATTACTATTACTGATGAAAATTGTGAGCGAATCAAACTCGCACGTAGTCTCTTTGGTATGGGCATGAAAGTCGGCGCTGTTGCTGTTCTATGTCAAGACGCACGAATCTTTGATGCTATGATTATGGCTGGTACTCCTTGCCCATATAAAGGTAAAATCGGTAAAGCAGCATTGACTGCTTGGGTTGCCAACCCCGGTGATATTCCCGACGGTTCTAGTATTCTAAAGAAAAAGATTAGAGAAGTCAAGAGGGAAAAGAAGAAAGAAGTAAAACCTGTAGTAAAACACAAAGTTACTGGTAGTCCAAAAACGAATTTAATCTTAGGTGGTAATCCAGACGAAGATGAAGAATTTTATAACGATAAGTAAATTTGTCTTTGCTTTTCTTCTATTATGTTCTTCAAGTGCTTTAGCATATGACCAGCAATATCAACCCGGCGATACTGGACCAAATGGTGGTACAATTACACAAGTTACAGTTACGTCTACTGATAGCGACCCTGTTGTAACAACAGTTGGCGACCAACAAACTACGACTATCGAAACTACATACATTGAAGAGATTATCGAAGCTACGACCAGCGAAGTTGTCACAACTCAGATTACACAGGTTGAGACAAGAGAAGTATCTGGCACAACCACGACAGACAATGTTTTAGTAGATATAGATCCATCATACAGTGGCGATGTTCACAACTATGGTTCTAGTGACAGCGTATCAGATACGATGCTAATATTTGGTCCTAATGGTGGCACGGTTACCTCACAGTTTAATCTGAGTAGTTATATGACAGAAGAACAGTGGCAAGGTGGTTTTGACATTGACGCACAAGGCGATATGTTAAATTGTTTTAATACACAAACTACATTTCAGTGTGGTTCAAGTACTGGCGGTCCAGCAGATTCTTTTACTATGACTATAACAGTTACCGATGGTAGTGAAAGTTATGAAAGTGTCACAACTCACACAATCGACAATGGACCTACTAATTTTCAATCTTATTCTGCGTCATTGACTGTACCACAGAATAATCTAACCAGTTCTGCTACGGCAACGATACAGGGCTATGGATACGATGTGGGCAACTATGATTTGAGTGATGGTACAAGAGGTGATGGTCAACCAACCTATCTTGGTCCATTGCTTACTAATCCAAGTGTAACTATTACACACAACTTATATCAGACTGTAATACAGCAAATCGAACAACAGATTACAAATACGGTTACTGAATATATTACTACACAACTAACAGCAACAGAGAGTGCTTCTACAACTATTACTATTGAAACTGAAGAAGAAACGACAACAGAGGATACCACTACTGATACTGAAAGCACAGACGTAGTAATTGAACAACCTGTAGAAGAGACAGAAGAAACTATTGAGATTGAAATTATTGTTGATACCACAGAGGATACTACGGCTGACGATGCGATTACTACAGTTGATGATGACGATGTAGAGGATGATACAGTTACAGAGACAGTTGAAGATGTAGTTGAGACTATAATTGAAACGATTACTGAGACTATTGAAGACCAAGATCAACCGCATGAAAATAACAATAATAATGATAACAATAATAATGCTGGTGATTGGAGTGAACCAGAACCAGAACCAGAACCAGAGATCACGGTCGAAATAGAATTACCTGAGATAGAATTACCCGAAATAGAATTGCCTGAGATAATAGAAGATACTGAGGTTATAATTGTTGAAATCGAAGAAGAACCTGAATTACCTGAAGTAACACAAGAACATATTGATAATATGTTAGATACAATTGAAGTTGCTGTATCAGATGGTGTTGGTGATATCATAAACATGACCGTCGATCTAAAGATTGATAATACTGGTTCTGTACAGGTTGAGATTGTTAGTATTGACATGACACCTGAGATGAGCGATATGGGCGCACCAATGCCGCAGCCTGTATCTACAAATGACATGGCAAGTGATACGTCTATGGCACCACCACCCATGGAGTTACCAGCAATTGATGATATGCCAGACATGATGCCTGAAATTCCAGCGACTGGTATGGATATTGCAAGTGATGTAGGTGGTGCAACTAACGATATGTCTTCTATGGATGCTGCACCACCCGAAATGGTAGAGGCAATATCAGAGGCGGTATCTGAAATGGCAAGTCTAGATGCTGCACCTGTAGAGATGCCACCGGCACCTAGACCCGTGGAGGTTGAACCTACCGCCGAGTCAAGTGGCGACATAGTTATTGGAGAGACAAACGACGCACCAGCAACTACTGAAACTGAACCACAACAACCTGCGGAGATAGAAACACAACCATCTGAACCTGATCCGCAGTCTCAACCAGAATCAGAACCACAGACTGCTGAGCCGCAGCAGGAGTCAGAACCAGAAACTTCTTCTGAAACAACACAGGAGAGTTCACAAGATAGTAATGATTCAGAACCTCAAAAGCAGGAGACTGTATCCAATGAAAACAAAAATGATTCTAAAAGTTCGCAACAAAAGACTACACAAAAAGCGGAAAGTAAACAGACTAAAACTAAAACTACTGAGCAAAAGAAGCAAGAAATGAAGCAGAAGATTGCTCAAAAGATTTTGACACGAGTTCTACAGAATCAAAATGTTAGCATAGCTCAAGTTGATGCTACTCGACTTACACTAATGACTTCACTTGCTGATACTGCTGGTTTTAGCGATTATCAGAGTGCTACATTAAAAGATAGAACTACTTGGTATATTGACACACAAATATATGACTTGCCTCAAATGGTAGACCCATTCGCTGATATATTGACTGATGCACAAAATATGCAAATGGACTCACTTATAGACTCACAGTACAAGGATTAAGAAATGGCAGAGATAGAATTTGGTGGCGTTAAATTCACTGGTGGTAAAATGGTAGGCGTTGCCACGGCCCTCATCACACTAGTGGGAGCACTTTATGGTGGTTTTGAAGTATACAAAGATTATATGGATATGAAAGAAAAAATTGTTGCTTACACTGCACCCGATATGTCTGGTTTTGACAAACGCATTGCTCTAGTAGAAGAGAAGATTGATGATATGGTCATTCTTGTTAAAGAAGCACAAGAGATTTCTAGAGACATTCGCACTGACTTAAAAGATGAAATCAACCGACAATCAGATACTATATATAAGATAGACAAACGTACATCTGGTACAGACAGAGAGATTA